CTAGTTCTTTTGTGTATTTGGTTACTGATTTGTCTGCTTGTATTACAGCAGTTTCAAGTGTTGACTTTTCTTTATTAAGACTTTTAATCTTGGCAGCATGTTCTTCATACTGTTTTAACTTGGCATGCTGTGTTAACTCTCGTTCAATGTCAACGCTTTGCAGTTCTGTAATTGAGTCTGCAATTTTTATACAGTCTGTCTTTTGTTGTGCATACCAAGCTGACTGTCTAGTTTCTAATCCAGTAATGCTAATTTGAATCTTGTCGTTAGATTTCTTAGCAGCCTCAATATCTGCAGATTCTTGAAAGATATTTTCTTTTGTTAGTCTAATCTGTTCTTTAAGTGTGTCTGCTTTCTCTGATAACAGAGTAATACCCAACAACTGTTCAATGATCTCACGTTGTTCATTGGCTTTTAAGCTGAGAAACGGTTCTGTATAGGTGTTAAGAGCAACAATATGCTTGAACATATCGTGGCTCATGCCTAACAACTCGTCAATGTCCTTTTGCGTTTCACGCATGTCGCCCTGACTGTCGTCAGTTGACTCTGCGCTCTGCTCTTGATTATTAACATAGAACTTCATGATTGTAGGTTTGCGCCCACGTTCAATCTTATAATTGTTACCGTCCTTATCAAAGGTTAAGGTAACCAGCATGTTCCTGTTGTTTATCTTATTAATTAAGTTATCTTTCTTAATATTAGTAAGAGCAGTGCCGTATAGAGCAAAACTTAGCGCATTAACAATGGTAGTTTTACCTGTACCATTGCGGCTACCACTGTCATCACCACCTTGATCTAAGTTTTCACCTAGTACCAGTGTTAGTTGTTCTCTGCAAAAGTTCACAGCCTGGGTCTGATTACCCACGCTCATAAAGTTCTTAACTGTTAAATCTTTAATTTTAATCATAGGCTATTATAAATCTCCAACAGGATCTTTTTATCAAAAGTATCGCTTTCAATATTAACAAGCTGATTGGAGACAATCTGATCTACACTTTCAAATGCCTGTATGTCAATATCTGTGTTGATCTCAATATCTTTCTTTTCTGGAATTAATGTAAGTTCACGGATATCATAATCCGTCATAAACTTCTCTTTGATAAAACTAGCTTCTTCATAGCTAATATCAATATCTAAACTAACACGCAGATGTTGATTAGGTTTAATAATTGTATCTGCGTTGTCAATTAATTCGCTTAGTTTAACCGTACGGAATGTAGGTTGCATAGGCCAGGTGTGATATTCTGGTTCTCCACCCCATTCTAAAATCATCATTCCTCGATCATCGTCCCAGTTATCTGCGTAATTATGAGGGAATGCATTGCCAATATAGATCATATTGCGCTGTTGCTGACGTTTATGGAAGTGTCCACTAAAGCCAAGTTCATAACCTTTAAAGCTGTCAAGGTTAATTTCGCCATGATCTGGCATCTGTATCATTGCGTTCATAAAGAAGCTAGGTAGTTCAAAGTGACCAAAGATATATTTGCCGCCTTGCTTGCCCACAGTCTTCCATTCGTCGCCTACAAGCCACGGACAAAGAGTTACGTCGCCAACAGTCATAGGTTTATGCACTACGGTGATGCCTGGAATATACTTGCCAAACTCTACTGAGTGGATGTCACGCTTGTCTTTGTAGTAAAGATCATGATTACCTGGAAAAAAGAAAAATTGATCAAACGCCGCACCAAGTTTTTCTAAAGCCCTAAGGCTATAGTCCATGGTAGTAATGTTAAGACTGTTACGGTTATGGTGCCAATCGCCCATAAAAATACCTGTGTCACATCCTTGCTCTTTAGCTTTGGTAATATACCAGTCAACAAAGTCTTCGCAGTCTTGATTGTGTACTTGGCTGTTAGACTTTAATCCAAAGTGAATGTCCGTGAAACAGGCTACTCGTTTAAAAAGGTTACTCAATATAGTATCTCCATTAGACTATTATAGTTGTTTTACGCCTACAGGTCAATCAGTAGTTTCGTCGAATCGTTTGACAGCGGCAGCATGTTCGCCTTGTCCAGTTCTCGAGTAACTTGGGTTCATACCGTTGATCTCTAATAGGTCATCACGGATGTTTTGATTACGCTTTTCTAAGTTGATAATACGAACAAAGCTGTTAGTAACTGCGGCTGTAAAGTAGGCAAACGGGTTATCTGATTTTGATTCATCAAACTGTAGACCAATCTGAGTTAACTGTAGAATAGCCTGTCCACGCATTTCATCGTTGTAGGTATAGCCACGGACGTTACCACGGGTAGCATAGCGTTCACATAGTTTAATATACATGCGAGCCAACGTATTGGTAATTTGCCCGTGGTCTTTATTAAACTTGCCTTTTTCTAAATCACCCTTCCAATGGCTTTTTCCAACACATACTAAGATGTCGTTTTCGTCAAACTTCCAATGTTGGAACGGCGGAAAGTTTACTTTGTCTCTATGGTCAGCAAGTGTTTTAGGATTCTTTTTACGAGTATTGTTAAGCGGAATATGATCAAATGTCATAATACGGAATACAACATCCGTTTTTGCAATTTTCTTATAGTCGACTTCTGTGTCTGCTTGTTTAACTTTTTCACCAAGCGCCTTGCGCCTTTGGTATTCTTCGTTACCTTGACGTTTGGCCTGCGCTCGTTTAGCTTCTGCTATAGTGCGAATATTGACTTTATCAATGTTGGGCAAGATAAGATCGTATCTATGATATTCTGGCAGTAAGAAACTAGAAAATGTGTTCTTACTTTTATGTATTTCTTCTAATAGATCTTTGTTATTGAGATAATTAACTTTCATGTTAGTCCTGTGTTAAGCTATTATAAACTATGTACTTAATTTTGTCAACTAAATACACTATCAAAGGAGTCCAAAATGGGATTTGATTTAGGTAGCGGTTTACGCACAATCACTGGCGCTGCAGCTTCTATTGGCTCTGGTGCTGTGCAAGCAATGGGCACACTAAACAACATTACAGGAACTGCAAGTAGGATTTCAGATGCAATCAATAATGTATCTAGTTCAGTGGACGCAGTATCAAACCTTAGAAGTTTTAACTTACCTGCCGGAGGAGATCCCATAAGTCAATTTGCCTCTGGCGCAGCACTATTTACTAATGCCGTCGGCACAGTAGGCAATCTTGCGGGCGCAATTGGTGGCCTAGCCAGTGCGTTAGGCGGAAATGGAGGCGGAGAATGGCGAGCAAGACTAACAGGTAGAATTGGCAATTTGGTATTTCCATATACACCTACTATTGGTATCAGCGGTGGAGCCAGTTATGATGAGCAACCAATAACACACAGCAACTATGCGTTTTATGCGTGGCAAAACAGCAAAGCAGAACAAATTTCAATCAATGCGCCTTTCTATGTAACAGATTCTGTAGAAGGACAAGCATGGATTAAGGCAGTAACCTTCTTAAGAGCCAGCGTTAAGATGTTTCCAGATGGCAACCCGCCGATTATTTTAAAATTTAATGCCTACGGAGATCACGTATTCAAAGATATTCCAGTTATTGTAAAAAGTTATAGCGTTGATTTACCTAACGGAGTTGATTATATTGCCTCAGGTGCAAGCCACGTACCTATTAAAAGTTCATTTAACGTGACACTACAGCCAATTTACAGCAGAGAAAAAGTTAAAAACTTTAATTTATATTCGTTCGTCAATGGCGGCTCAGCAGGATTTGTATAATGGCAACTTATTCAGAAAACAGTCCTTGGAAAGACACTCCTATTGTAGAAAACTATCTAAGTTTTTTATCTATTCGTCCAGTGCCAGCAGAGCCTGATGATTTTTTATACACAATCGAATCACAATACACACATCGTCCTGATCTATTAGCTTACGATCTTTACAAAGATGCTAAACTATGGTGGGTGTTTATACAACGCAATCTAGATACACTTAATGATCCAATTTATGATTTCATCCCAGGAGTACAGATATACATACCTAAAGGAAGTCGCCTAACTAAATTGCTAGGATTATAAAATGGGATATTTTGATAAGGTTTCTAAAGCAGCAACCAATGTAGTTTCAAAAACAAATCAAGTAGTTGGCGGAGTTAATCAAGCAACTACTAGTTTGTCTGCAATTACACAAAGTGCATCAGCTATAAGAAGTTCTGCATTAAACGGAATTACCAATGTTGGTACTGGAGTAACAGGCGCACTGGCAGGAGTAGCAGGCACCGCCGCAGGTATTGCCGCAGGAGTAGCAGGGTTATCTTCAGGCCTTCAAGGAGCTATAAGAGCTGCAGGAACTCTCGCAGGATTATTTGGTGCTGGGGATATTAGCGGAAACACTACAGGTACTACTGAAGCAAATCCATTGCACAAATATGCATCTTACACTTACATGTTTGGATTGTATGCGCTCACCGACGGAGAAGTCAACGGAGGAGTTAGAGGAGGCGGCCTTCCTATTATTCAAATGCCTACAGGAGCTCCTGATCAAGTTGGCGCAACTGTTTTTATAGACCAGGTAAGAATGTCAGGAGTAGTTGGCCTAGACCAAATGCAAGGTAACTCAAACTCCACTGAAATAAATTTCAAAGTAATTGAGCCATATAGTATGGGACAGTTTTGGGAAACACTACAGGCTGCCGCATTTCGAGCAGGCCACGAAAACTATACTGATGCTCCTTTCATGTTAAAATTAGAATTTAAAGGACACTTTGGTCCAGACGAACTCCTAAAGACTATTCCTAAAACAACCAAGTACTTTCATATTAAACTAAGAGAGCTGAGTATGCGTGTTACTGCCAAGGGCTCAGAATATGAGGTATCTGCATTTCCGTGGAGTGAACAAGGGCACTCAAATAGCTTTGCAGAAATTAAAACAGATGCAAATATTTCTTGTAATCAAGGCGGCCCCTATACAGTTGCTGACCTTTTACAAAAAGGCGAAAAAAGTCTAAAAGAAATTATCAATAAAAAACTCAAAGACGACAAAGATAGAAAGAAAGATGTAGAGTACGCTCACGAAATTGATATTGTATTCCCTGTTGCACCCTACACAGGTAATGACACGGGCAATGCAATTGGAACTGCAGATCTAGGCTTTGGAGTGTTTAACAAAGCAGGTACTCCTATGGCAAAAGACAATGCAACTTATGATTCCACAACTGGAATTTATAAACGCGGCGAAATTACTATTGATACTAAGAATGCAGATTTTAAATTTGCACAAGGTTCTAAAGTACAAGATATTATCAATCAAGTTATTCTAGTCAGTGACTATGGAAGAAAAGCTCTAGAAGAAGCTAATCAAACACCAGACGGAAAAATTATTTGGTGGCGTGTTGAAACACACGTACATAATATTTCTCCTACTGATACTCAAACAGGCGAAAAAGCTAAAAAAGTAATCTTCCGTGTGGTGCCTTATCAAATAGATGCAGCAATCTTTTTTCCAGCTAATACAAAATCTAACGCTGAATTAGTAGTTCCTAAACGAGAATTTAATTATATCTACACTGGACAAAATCATGATATCTTAGATTTTCAAATAGAATATAAGTTAGGATTCTATAGACAGATGTTATCTGGTAGTTATGAAGCTGAAGATAAAGAGCTAGCCAGTGCAGTTAGCAGTGCATATCCTTCACCCGCAGGAGCAACTACAGGTGAATCGCAACCTAAAGGCGGTTACGGACAAGAAAAAGTTCGTAGAGATGGCACAGAATCAACTACAGGTAAACGTGGTGGTGCAATGGCTCCTGACGACGCTGCTACTAGAGCTGCCCGCCAGTTTATGGATTTAGCCACACAAGGCAAAGACATGCTAAATTTAGATTTAAAAATTCTAGGCGATCCATATTTTATTGGTGACAGCGGCATGGGTAATTTTACACTTGAATCAGCAGGAAATGGAATAAACAAAGAAGGGTCAATAGATTGGCAAAAAGGACAAGTAATGGTACGAGTTACATTTAGAACTCCAAACGATATAAACACTGATACTGGTATGTATGATTTTAAAAATTCTAAAGCAGTGAGACAATTTTCTGGAATATTTAAAGTGCAAGGTATAAGCAGCGAATTCAACAAAGGTAAGTTCACACAAGTATTAGGATTAGTTAGACAACCTGGACAAGATAGTGAAACACCGGGCAAGTATCCTAAGAAAGAACCTATGCCGTATGATGCAGCAATAGGCGGAGCATAACACATGGCAGAAGAATTTAGATCTGGAGTAAACTCCTCAGAATTATCACCTGGTCCTTTTATAGCTAAGATTATTAGCCACCTTGACCCTAGCTATATGGGCAGCTTAGAAGTACAAATACTTCATGAGTCAGGTAATGACGACTCACGTGAAGGACAGCTTAGAACTGTAAAATACTTAAACCCTTTTTACGGATCAACACATATTGACTATGTCTCAGACGATCCTGACACTCACGACAATACACAAAAAGCCTATGGCATGTGGATGGTACCACCGGATGTCGGCACTCTAGTAGTTGTTATTTTTATTGGCGGCGATCCACGTAAGGGATTCTGGATGGGGTGTGTTCAAAATGAAGATATGAACTTTAGCTTACCAGGTTATGCTGCTACAGAATATGTTGTTGATGACAGCAGAGAAACAGACACTGTTAAGACTAGAGTTCCTGTTGGTGAATATAATAAAATTATTCATCCTGAAACTCAAAGTGATACTACAAAAAAATTAAAACCAGAACATCCCAGTGCTCTTGCTTTAGAAAAACAAGGGTTGCTACAAGATGACATTAGAGGTATAACAACTTCTAGTGCTCGTCGTGAAGTACCTAGCATGGTATTTGGGATTAGCACACCTGGACCTGTAGATAAAGCAGGTAAACAAGGTAAAGTAGGTAAACACGAGCATAAGATTCCTAATGCTTTTGTTAGTCGACTTGGCGGCTCTAGTTTTGTAATGGATGATGGTGATGATAAGTTCCTGCGTAAAACGCCAGCTAGTGAAGGTCCTCCAGAGTATGCTGCAGTAGAACAGGATGAAACTGACGGCCAGAAAGACCTATTGCATAACGAATTAATTCGCCTGCGTACTCGCACTGGCCATCAAATTCTAATGCACAACACAGAAGATTTAATCTACATTGGTAATGCCCGCGGCACTGCTTGGATTGAATTAACCAGCGACGGAAAGATTGAAGTCTATGCCGAAGACAGTATCAGCTTTAGAACCAAACAAGATTTTAATTTCTATGCAGACCGTGACATTAACATGGAAGCTGGACGTAATTTTAATACTAAAGTTAACGGTGAAATGCACACTAATGTTGTTAAAGATCAAGTATTAATTGTTGATAGAGATCAGAAAATTCACATCAAACGTCGTCGTGATGAAACTATTGATGAACAACTTAGACAAACAGTTAATGATGATGTTAAGAAGTTTTATGCAAAAACTTACACGCATAATGTTGCTCAACGTATGGATTGGCGAGTTGGCTCACTGAGCCTAACAGGCGGTGCCCCTGGGTCTGCTCCGAGTTTTGCACCGTTTGATTCATCTCAATCATCGGGCGATGACCCTGTTTCAAATAACCCAGATGACACATCTCCAGTAGAAGATGTTAACGGAGCAACTCCTGACAGGATTGATATTAAAATATATCAAGACATGCGTATTGAACATATTGGCGTCAATGTTGATCACACTATTCGTGGCTACTTAAAGACTAAGATTACAGGTGCAGTTGATGTTAATACAGACTCAACTTGGAAGCATACTTCTTCTGGAAATATAGATATAAAATCCGGAGCGCATATTTTTAATACTTCAGCCGGAAGCAATGAAACTAATGCAGGCGGAAATATAATTGAGACTGCTCCGCAGATACATATGAATGGCCCAACTGCAGGGTCTGCACCGACTGCACAAATAGCAGTATTACCGGAAGAAGCTAGAACCACTGCCAAAGCTACTATTCCTCTAAATCTAAAAACTCATGAAGTTGCTGATATGGCAACTCCTGATGCAGAAAGTCCAGTTAGCAAGACTGTAATTGTACGTAGAATGCCCACAGCTGAACCGTATCCGTTACATGAAAATTTAGATCCCATGCGATTTAAACCTGACAAATTAGATAGAGATCAAGATGGTCGTTATTCTGATTCTACTAGTGACATGGCTGAACCTGCTACAGTATGGAAAGAATACACCACTAAAACGGATACATTTGCTAAAGTAGCCCCTCCTGATCAAGGAGAGGGCGAGGGCGAAGGTTAAATACTACTATGGCAGCATCTAGATTATATGACAAGATTGTCCTAAAAGGCACATCACAAGGACAGGTTATTCCTGGTACTAAGACCTACAAAGGCTTTAGTACAATTTCTGCTGCCTCTGAGAGTTTTGCACTCTATGATTTGAATCTAATTAAACAAGACATGTTGAATCATTTTCATATTAGACTAGGCGAAAGGCTTGAACAACCTGAGTTTGGCACTGTTATTTGGGACGTATTATTTGAACCATTAACAGATCAAATTCGTGATATAATCATTAAAGATGTTGAAACAATTGTCAATTATGATCCTAGAATCCGTGCAGAACAGATAACAGTTACGCCTTATGAAACAGGCATACAGATTGAATGCACCGTGGTTTACTATCCCTACAACATACAAGAAGCTATACAGTTAAAGTTTGACAAAGCCAACGGCTTGTCTGGTATGTAATTAACTACACACATAATAATATACGCTAAATACTCAATAATTGGGAAAGCGTATGTCAACAACTGATAGACAAAATAGATTACTAGTAGCGGAAGATTGGAAACGCATATACCAGAGCTTCCGTAACGCAGACTTTCAAAGCTATGACTTTGAAAATCTACGTAGAGTTATGGTTAATTATATTAGGGAAAATTATCCTGAAGATTTTAATGACTATATTGAAAGCAGTGAATACCTAGCACTTATTGATCTAATTGCTTTTTTAGGTCAAAGCATTGCCTTTCGTATTGATCTAAATGCTCGTGATAACTTTTTAGAGCTAGCAGAACGCCGTGAGTCAGTACTACGCCTTGCTCAGTTACTAAGTTACAATCCTAAAAGAAACATTGCAGGCAGCGGATTATTAAAATTTACCACAGTTTCTACTAGTCAAAACGTCTACGACTCAAACGGCCGTAATCTTTCTGGACAAGTGATCAGTTGGAATGATCCTGCAAACGCCAACTGGTATGATCAGTTTATCAAAGTAATCAACGCATCCTTACCAGTTAATCGTCAGTTTGGAAATCCAGACGATAAGAATGAAATTTATGGTATTCCTACAGAACAATACCGCTTTCAAGCCAGCAATACAGATGTTCCAGTTTACGGATTTACAAAAGCAGTAGACGGCCGTGTATTACCTTTTGAAGTAGTTAGTACTACCTTTAAAGACAAAACAGAAATATATGAAGAGCCTCCAGCAGTAGGTAACAGACTGGCATTTATCTATCGTAATGATGGCCGCGGCAACGGTAGTGCTAATACTGGTTTCTTTATACACTTCCGTCAGGGCATTTTAAATCAAGGTACATTTACGATCAATCAACCTAGCACAAACGAAACAGTTGATATTGATGCTACTAACATTAACAATGATGACGTATGGTTGTATAAGTTAAATTCTGCAGGATTAGAATCAGAATATTGGGCAAAAATTCCTGCGCTTGAAGGTAATAACGCTATCTATAATAGTTTAAAGAAATCTATTAGAAATATCTATAGTGTTGTTACTCGCACTGATGATCGTGTCAGCTTATCTTTCAGCGATGGAACTTTTGGTAATTTACCACAAGGCTCGTTCCGTGTCTACTATAGACAAAGTAATGGCATTAGCTACACTATTAATCCAAAAGATATTAGAAATATTGCAATTGAAATTCCGTATGTTTCTAATTTAAATCAAATGGAAACATTGTCAGTGACTATGAATCTACAAAGTTCAGTAGCCAATGCTTCTGAAACAGAATCTAATACTAGTATCAAGTCTAATGCTCCTGCAACATATTATACACAAAATCGTATGATTACGGGAGAAGATTACAACATCAGTCCGCTGGCCGTAAATCAACAGGTAGTTAAAGTTAAAGCAGTAAATCGCAGCTCGAGCGGTATTAGTCGTTATTTTGATCTAGTAGATCCTACTGGCAAATATTCTAAGACTAACTTGTTTGCAGATGATGGTGCTCTGTATAAACAAGAATATACTGATAGTTTTAGATTTAGTTACACAACTCAAACAGACATTGAAGCTGTAATTTATAATCAACTTTTAGAAACTCTTAAGTCAAAACAATTACGAGACTATTATTATTCTAAGTTTACTGCAAAGACAGTAGGCGATGAAAATGTATCTTGGTTTAACAAGACTACTGATGTTAATCAAAGTACTGGCTATATTAAAAATGAATCTAACGTGCCTTTTAAATTAGGATCTTATACCAGTACTTCGTTAAGATTTGTCACAGCAGGCGCACTAGTTAAATTTGTAGCACCTACCGGCAAGTATTTTAATAAAGCTAATAACAATGCATTAGTAACAGGCACGGCAACAGTATCGCATGCGACTACTAATCTATGGTGCAAAATTGTATCAGTTAGTGGTGACGGTTCAAACAATAATACTGGTACACTAGTAGACGGTTCTGGCACAGTTGTACTAAACGATGTCATACCAACTGGTGCAATATTAAGTCAAATTATTCCAGCATGGAGAACCACGCTTGATACTAACACGATTAACACCATGGTAGATTTAGTATTTTCTAATAAACCTTTTGGTCTAAGATACGATGTTGAAACACGTACTTGGAAAATTGTATTCGAAGTAAATCTAAATACTGCTGCTGATTTTAGTTTGGGTAATCAAGGAAATAATAGTAATCAACAATTAGACGCTAGTTGGTTATTATTGTTCACTACTGACTCAGAATTTTACACAGTTACATCTAGACTATTGAGATTTATATTTGAAAGTGATCAACAACTGCGTTTTTACTTTGATGCTAGCGATAAAATTTATGACACTAGATCTAATACCATTGTCAAAGACAAAATTAAAGTATTAAGTATTAATACAGATCCTGCAACGTCAGGCGGAACAAGTCCCTACACTTATGATCGTGATTGGGAAATTTCAGAAGAGTATAGAGGGCTTGATGGCTACGTTGATACTAAGAAGATTCAAGTCACTTTTAGCGATTCAGACGATGACAGTGTGGTAGATGATCCGTCTATATTTGATGAGATTGTCGATCCTACTAATCAGTATGTTGTACTTGAGTTGTACACTATTGCACAAGGGCAAGAAGACTATCGTTGGGTTGACAACTCTAATAATACTGTTGTTATTTTAAGTACAGAACCTATTAGCGGTGTTAATGGCCAATACTATTATTTTATTGATACTGATGTAGTTAAACAATATAGCTCTACTGATGGATTTATTGTAAGTTTAAATTATCGAGTATACGTTGGTCGTTCTAACATTAAGTTTCAATATATCCATAACGCAGACTACGAGTCTAGAATTGATCCAGGACTAACCAATTTAGTTGACGTATTCATATTAACTAAAGATTACGACAAAACATTTAGAGAATGGCTAGACGGATCGCGAACAGTCGAGCCACTTGCTCCTAGTTCAGATTTCTTATACAATTTATTGTCTACTGAACTAAACAAAATTAAATCTATCAGCGATGAAATTATCTACCATCCTGTAAAATACAAAGTATTATTTGGAGATAAGGCATCTTCAGATGTACAAGCAACATTTAAAATTGTAAAAAATTCTGAAGTTGTTATTAGCGACAATGATGTTAAATCAAAAGTATTATCTGCAATTAACGAATTTTTTGCTTTAGAAAATTGGGACTTCGGCGGAGACTTTTATTTTACAGAACTATCAGCATATGTAATGAATAGGCTAACACCTAATATTGTTAATTTTATTATTGTACCTAAACAATCATTATTGACGTTTGGAAGTCTATATGAAATACGTGCAGAAAAAGATCAAATATTCATCAACGGTGCAACAGTGAGCAATATTGAAATTATCTCAGCAATAACTGCAAGCAAGATTAGAAGCTCAGGCATAATCACTGTATCTTCAACTACTGCTAGCCAACAAACTATAACTAGTGCAGGAACTAACTAATGGCTAATCAAAACGAATCAAGTCTACCATTGTCTAATAGTGAAGGCAGGAAGACTGCTGACTTACTTCCTCGTTTTTACAGAACTGACAGCAACAAAAAGTTTTTGTCAGCTACACTGGATCAACTAACACAGCCAGGAACAGTTAAAAAACTAACAGGATACATTGGAAGAAAGAACGCCAAAGCCGTTAAATCTTCTGACGTATTCATTGCAGCCACGGATGCTGATAGACAAAATTATCAATTAGAGCCAGCAGCAGTTATTCAGGATTATTTAGGCAACACTAGTTTTTATAAAGACTATATTGATCATATCAATCATGTAGAGACTAATGGCGGCAATGTTACTAACCATGAAAGACTAAACAAGCAAGAATTTTATGCATGGAATCCACATATTAACTGGGACAAATTTGTAAACTTTCAACAGTATTACTGGCTACCTTACGGGCCCACACCAATTGAGGTTCAAGGCCAACAACAAGCTATTTCTAGCACATATACTGTTACTACAGAAGACGAAGGTGACAACTATGTTTATATCTTCACACCAGACGGACTTACTCGTAATCCTGCACTGACATTGTACAGAGGACAGACCTACAGTTTTGATATCACTGCTCCTAATAATCCGTTTTCAATTAAAACAGTTAGAGTAGCGGGACCATTAGAACGTTATACTGACGGAGTATCTGCAAGCGCAGTTCAATCTGGAACAATTACATTCACTGTTCCTAGTGATTCTCCTGATGTGTTATTTTATGTCAGCGAAGTTGATGCAAACACAGGTGGTGTGTTTTCTATAAAAGATATCGATGAAAATACATTTTTAGATCTCACAACTGATATAATTGGCAAGAAAACATACACTATGAGCAACGGTATTCCGTTATCTAATGGTATGAAATTATTCTTCACAGGCAATGTTACCCCGTCAATTTATTCTTCAGGCTATTGGTATGTTGAAGGTGTAGGTACAGCCATTAACCTAGTCTCTGATAGCGACCTTGAAATTATAAGTTCATATTCGCAAGAAACGGCTTTATTATTTGATGATGAACCATTTGATCAATCTCCATTTAGTACACTAACTTCTTTCCCTAGAGACAAAGATTATATTGTTATTAATCGTGCTAGCCCTGACAGGAACCAGTGGAGTCGTTATAACAGATGGTACCATCAAGATGTTATTATAGCGGCAGCAGCAGCAGACGGACAAGTTCCAGATATTGATCAAGCACAACGTGCTACTAGACCAATTATTGAATTTGAAGCTGGTTTAAAATTATTTAATTTTGGTCACCAATCAAAGAAAAATGTTGATGTTGTTGATACGTTTACTACTGATGTATTTTCTACGATTGAAGGTAGCTTAGGATATAACATTGACGGAATTGATCTAGCAAATGGCATGCGAGTGTTATTTACTGCAGATCCTGATAGATTTGTAAACGGTAAAATTTTTAAAGTTAATTTTATTGACATAACTGAGCCCGGCCGTCGAATAGATTTCTTAGGTAACACAGGAGTTGACATTGTAGATAATATTATAACTTCTACAACTGCTCACGGATTAGCAACAGGAAATCAAATTATATATTTGAATAATGCTAATTCTAACATAGAAGGATTAATTAACAGGCAAGTATATTATGTAATGGTTATAGATGCTACACACATTAGACTTTACACTGATAAAATTTTGCTCACCCAAGCTAATATAATTAATACAGGAGATGGAATTCATACTGTAGAAACATTTAACGGGTATCGTCATCAGATCAATCTAACAGAAGACATTGACACTACTCCGATAGAAAATGAAACAGTGTTAGTAAAAACAGGAGCACAGTATCAAGGGTCAATGTTTTGGTATAACGGAACTGTATGGAAATTAGGACAGCAAAAGACAACTATCAACCAGTCTCCACTATTTGATATATTTGACGAAAATGGTGTTAGCTATGGTGATGTCAGTGTATATGACGGATCTAACTTTCACGGTACTAAGGTATTTTCCTACAAAGTTGGAACAGGAAATAATGATACCGCTCTAGGATTTCCATTAAGTTATCAAAATATCAGTAACATAGGTGATATTGTTTTTGAATTCAATCTGTTAAAAGATTCATTTAATTACAAACAAGTAATATCTGTACTAAGCAAAACTACAGATATTGGCTATTTAAAAGTTATTACAGATCTTACTACAGTAGATTATCAAAATGGATGGACTCTTTCAAAGATTGCCAATGTGCAACCTATTGTTAGAACGTTTAAAGAAAGTGAATTAATTAATAATTTTCCTATAGATGTTTACGATTTTAAAGATAAACTAGATGATCTAGAAGTAAATGTCTACATTAATGGACTTAGACAAAATAAAGATTCATACACTGTTGTAGACGGCACTATTAGAAAATTACTAGTGTTAAACAAAGATGTGAATATAACAGATGTAGTAACATTGAAATGTTTTGCGGCACAGGCTAAAAATGAAAACGGTTATTACGAGATGCCGCTTAGTTTACAAAATAATCCATTAAATGATAACGTAACACAATTTACGTTGGGGCAAGTAATTGACCATGTTGACACGATTGTTGAACACATCACTACGTTCAGTGGAGCATATCCAGGTTATAGTAATTTACGAGATATTGGAAACATAACACCATATGGTACCCGCTTTGTACAACATAGTGGGCCTATGAATCTAAGTTTGTATCATCTAGGATCGCAGACCGCAAATATCATCAAAGCTCTTGAAAAATCTAGAAACGATTATGGAAAATTTAAACGAGCATTTATAACCTTTGCTAGCGAGTCTGGCATTGACACGGAAACAAAACAACACGTTGATTTTATTCTACAAGAGTTAGCAAAAGATAAAACAAAAACGCAATCATACTACCTATCTGATATGTTTGCATATGCAGGAGGAACTAGATCTGAATACACTGTATTGGATCCTAGGGTTACTACCTATCCGTTGACAACTGCATTTAATCTTAACAGCTTGTCAAACCAAGCAGCAAACATTTATTTAAATGGTGAACAGCTAGTGCATGGCCGAGATTACATATTTGGCACAGATGTGTTTTTTGAAATTTTAACTACCCTAACAGAAGGCGACGTAATTGAAGCTTATGAATACACTAGTACTGATGGATCGTACTGTCCAGCTACTCCTAGTAAGCTAGGATTATATCCGTTATTTGAACCAAAAATTTATATTGACGATACATACCTTGAAACAACAGAAGTAATACAAGGTCATGACGGTAGCATAACAATTGCTTTCGGTGATTACCGTGATGCACTAATTCTTGAATTAGAAAAAAGAATTTTTAACAATGTAAAAGTTAATTACAATACGCAGATATTTGATATCTACAATATTATTCCTGGATACAGTAGAACTACAGCATATTCAAAAGTAGAAGTGGATAGTGTAATGAGTCAATATTTTTTCCAATGGGCTACAAATATTGCACAAGATTATACACAGCAAAATAATGCCTTATGGGATAGACTAGATTCGTTTACTTGGAATTACAGAAATAATTCTTTACCAGATAATTCAAGTTCTCCCGCATTCTGGAGAGGAATATATCGTTGGACTTTAGATACTGATCGTCCGCATACTCACCCATGGGAGTGTTTAGGATTTAGTATAGAGCCAAAATGGTGGCAAGAAGTCTACGGACCGCTCCCATACACTAATAACAACTATGTTCTATGGGACGACATTAAACATGGTATTGTAAGAGAACCTGGCGTTCCTATTAGAACCTTGTCTAAGTTTGCTAGAACTGTATTAGAAAACGGGTACCCCGTTGATGAAGATGGAAATTTAGTTTCTCCGTACAATGCAGGACACGTCAGTGGGTATATCAATCCAACAGCTGAAGGGTATTATGTATTTGGAGATGTGGGGCCAGTAGAGTCAGCATGGCGCCGAAGCTCTTATTATGCGTTCTCAGTAATACAAACAGCACTACTGTTGCAGCCTAATCATGTATTAGGTACTTGTTTAGATCGTAGTAGAATTGTACGTAATCTAAACGATCAACTAGTTTATGCAGACACAAGTTTAAGAATTCAATTAAGTGATCTAGTATTGCCTTCTACCGCATCTAGTACGGTTAGAACAAACACTGCTGGATTAATTAACTATATTGTTGACTATATTACCAGTGATGTAACACTACTAGTGTCACAGTATGCTAATGATTTATCAGCATTAACAAATAAAATTAGTTCTAAATTAGGCGGATTTACTAGTAAGTCCAAATTTAGATTACTATTAGACAGCAAGAGTTTGTCAAGCTCTGGTGGTGTATTTGTACCTGAAGAAAATTACGAAATAATTTTTAATGTAAGTTCTCCTATTAAAAAATTAGTCTATAGTGGAATTGTTATTACAAAATATGCAGATGGTTACGAAGTAAGAGGCTACAATAATGATCATCCTTACTTCACATACTATCCTTATACTCTAAGTGGCAGAACAATTAACGTAGGCGGCATTAGTGAAAGCTATATTGAATGGACAGAAGGAAAATACTATGTTGCTGGTAAATTAATAAGAGCTAACAATCAGTATTACCGAGTAAAAACAACACACCAAAGCGGTGAAAAGTTTGATGTTAGTTACTATACTAGACTTGCAGAATTGCCAGTGACCGGCGGCCGTAGTGCAGAATTAAGAAAAGCATGGGACACTAGTAAAGAACAAACGGTTAGCTACGGTACTAAATTTTCTTCTATACAATCTATAGTAGATTTTATACAAGGATACGGCGTATACTTAGAAGCACAAGGATTTGTTTTTGACGAGTTCAACGTAGATTTAAAAAATGTTAATAATTGGGAAACTTCTATTAAAGAATTTTTATTCTGGTCTACACAAAACTGGGCAGAAGGAAGTGTGATTTCTCTAAGTCCTGCAGCGAATACCTTAGTATTAAACAGCACTAACTCGGTTGTTAATAATGTAGTAGACACATTTTTTGAATATAAGATATTTAGAGTTGATGGACAAAAATTACCAGCAGACAATATAAATTCATTTAGAGAAGGCAATCAGTTTGTACTAAAACCTGAAAACACTAATCACGGAATTTACGGTGCAACCTTATATCTAGTACAAAAAGAACATGTATTGCTGTTAGATAATACAACATTGTTTAACGATGTAATATACGACCAAGCTCCGGGTTATCGTCAAGAAAGAATTAAAGTTTCTGGGTACTTGTCAACAAACTGGAATGGCGGATTTAATATTCCTGGATTTATCTACGACCAAGCAATTATAACTAATTGGACAGTTTGGACTGATTATAATCTAGGAGACATTGTAAAGTATAAAGAGTTTTATTATTCAGCTAGAGCATTCCTACCTGGCGTTGAATTATTTGATAGCGACAGTTGGATCAAGTTAGACGAAAAACCTGTATCTCAAATGTTACCTAACTGGAATTACAAAGCAGATCAATTTAGTGACTTCTACAGCCTAGATAGCGACAACTTTGATATTGGCCAACAGAAAATGGCACAGCACTTAATTGGTTATCAGAAACGTCAATATCTTGAAAACATTATTCAAGACGATGTTAGTCAGTACAAGTTCTATCAAGGAATGATTATTGAGAAAGGCACACAAAATGTCTTTAACAAGCTATTTGATGTGCTAAGTGCGGATAGTCAAGACAGTCTAACGTTCAACGAAGAATGGGCAGTTCGTGTGGGCAACTATGGCGCAAGCGACTCATTTAAAGAAGTAGAATTTAAATTAGACGAAAGCAAATTCAAACTAAATCCTCAGCCGTTTGAACTAACATCAACAATTGATCCTACTGTTGTAGATTTTGTCTATAGACAAACTCCTGCAGATGTTTATATTAAACCAGTCGGATATACTAACAATATTTGGCCACTTGCAAATACTAATGATTATTTAAGAACACCTGGATATGTTAGATATGAGGATGTTAAACTACATGTTGATACATTAACAGATCTAATTACAGAAGATATTTCAACTTTTATTGAAGGTGATTATGTATGGTGCGCATTTGAAGGTAGAGATTGGAACGTTTATAGATTTACACATTCTAATTTTGATATTGAGAATGTTGAATACACTGCAGGCACATTGACTATTACATGTTCTAAAATTCCTAGCATAGCTGCTGGCGATGTTTTAGGAATAGAAAACGCAAATAAAATTAAAGGCTTCCACGTTGTATCTTCAGTACAAGGCCGTAAGATTTATATTACTACAACTGTTGCGGGGTGGACTAATCCATTTGCCGACTTGGCAGAAGTGTTAGTATACCAGTTTGATTCAGTTAGAACAGGCAGTATTGACAGTCTTAATGAAATTATTCCTACAAACTTAAAAGTTAATGAACAAGTATGGGTCGATGATAACGGCCAAGGATTATACTCTGTTTACAATAATAATCCTGTGTTTAGCGAACAAACTCTAAGTAATTTTGCTCCTGTTTCTAATTTAAACTTTGGAAAAGCTGTAGCAATTTCTCCAAATAGATACGTAACAGCAGTGGCTACAAATAATGATTCTATTATTATATACACAAAAAGTTCATCTACTAGCCTATGGGTAGCACACGACGAGTACCTTCCTAATCTTAATCTAGCTGACCCTGCTAACTTAAATTTTGGAAAAGAACTTGCATTTTCAACTGATGGCGAGTGGTTAGCAATCGCCGCCACTACTGCTAGTGAGGTTAACGGAAGTACATTTGCCGAACAAGGCTATGTTGCTTTATATCGTAAATCTAGCGAAAGCAATTATAATTTTGAACAGTTGTTAGTTAGCCAGGCTCCCGTAGCTTACGAGCAGTTTGGATCTAAATTAGCATTTACTAAAAACGGATCTCAGTATATCCTTGCAGTGTCTGCTCCGGGCCTACTGCAAACAGGCAAAGTATATTTTTATGAATTTACTAGCAATTCTTGGACTACGTATGCAAGTCCTAAGACTGCTGGCACAAGGAATTTGTTTGGATACGATATTGCGTTTTCCGAGTCAGCAGATATTTTTGTAGCATCTGCTCCTGTAGATTTAGCTAATACAGAATCATCTTATGAAGGGAAAGTTTATGTGTATAGATTAGCTAACAATTTATATACTTTAGAAACTACCCTAGATAGTACTACAGTTGATTTAACAGCAAGAGCCAAGTTTGGGCAATCAATATCGCTATCTACAAACGGAAAGTACCTAGCAGTTGGTGCTCCATTTACAGATGCCGATAGTGTAGATGCTGGAAAAGTTTTTGTATTCGATGTAGCTGATAATTTTAATCTGCATCAAACAATAGTTAGTAGTAAAAAAGAACTCAATGCAAAATTTGGATACACTGTTAATTTTATGAACACCGATGAGTCGTTAGTAATATTTTCAGCTAGCGGTGACATTGAAAAATTAACAACATTCATCGAAGGTGGCTTAACTACGTTTGATAATAACACATTAAGAATTGTTGATTATCAAGTAGACTCTGGTAGAGTTGATATATTTGATAGATACGCTACTAAATTTATATTTGGCGAAAGTCTTACTTCTGATTCTACTAGCATCGATCTATATGGAACATCTATAGCAATAGCTACCGATTATATTCTAATTAGTGCTCCAGAAGATTCATTAACTTATGATCGTCAAGGTTCAGTATACGCTTATACAAGACCGCTAACTGCTAGATCGTGGATTGCAGAATATACAGAAACTAGTAGACCTGATGTTTATAAAATTAAAAAAGCATTTATTTATAATAGAACTAAAAATGTTTTAACGTCTTACATAGACGTAGTAGATGCAAGCCAAGGAAAGATTCCAGGACCTGCTGATCAAGAAATTAGTTATAAAACATATTTTGACCCAGCTACTTATTCTGTAGGTAATAGTACAGTTAATGTTGATGACGGAATGAATTGGACTAAAGATCAAGTTGGCATGTTATGGTGGGATTTGACCCGTGCTAGATTTTTAGACAATCGTGCAGGCGGAGTTGTTTACCGATCAACTACATGGAATACTTTATATGATACTGCTAGCATTGATATTTACGAATGGGTAGAAACAAAATACTTACCTTCGGAGTGGGACAAGTTATCGCCTACCGATAAAGGAAACTCTTTAGGTATAAGCGGAACTAGTCGTTATGGCGATGCGGTATACAGCGTTAAAAAGAGATATGATGCAGTATCTAAAACATTCCAAAATACCTATTACTATTGGGTAAAGAATCCAACTGTTGCTCCTAATGTTATTGGAAGATCACTGTCAGCATACAATGTTTCTAAATTAATTTCTGATCCTATCTCAGAAGGATACTCATGTCTTGCACTAACAGGTGCTGACTCTTTTAGTCTAGTAAATGTTACTGGTCTAATAGACAGTACTGATTTTAATTTAACAGTTCAATATTGGACAGTGTCGTTAGATTATATAGGCACCAACGCACACAGCCAGTGGAAGATAATTAGTGAGCATCCTAATACTATACTTCCTGTTGAGCTTGAAAATAAATGGATTCATAGTCTAGTTGGTAAAGATGAAAACGATAGACTAGTACCTGATATTAAATTACCATTTAAGCAACAATATGGTATTAATTTTAGACCTCGTCAAAGTATGTTTATCAATCGTGTGGAAGCACTAAAACAATACATTGAACGTGTTAATGCAGTTTTAGCTACAAATTTAATTGTTGATGACTACGACTTAACTGATCTAGAAGGTTATAATTCTCCTCCTAGTACAGTAACTGGCCAGTGGGATATAACAATTGACACTAATGCTGAATTACGTTTTGTGGGAGTAGCAACATTAGAACAAGCCCGCTTAACGCCAGTTATTGAAAATGGTAGAATTATTGGAGCAGACATTGTGTCAGCAGGTCGCGGCTACGTTAATGCTCCATATGTAATTATTTCTTCAACCGGTAAGAACGCAGTAGTTAAAACCAAAATAAATGCGGCTGGCCAAGTGACGGGAGTTGAAATAATCAATAAGGGAGAAGGCTACCAACCCAACACTACATTTACAGTTCGTCCGTTTGCTGTACTGGTATTAAGCGACTCTAACACTTTTGATAAGTGGACTACTTATACATGGAATAGTACAGAATTAATTTGGGATAGAGAAAAAGGACAAGCCTTTGATGTAACAAAATATTGGGACTACATGGACTGGTATGCTACAGGATATAATCAATTTACAAAAATTGATCATCTAGTAGACAACACATATCAATTGGCACTATTAGAATCTAATGTCGGTAGTATTGTACGAGTTAAAAATATTGGATCAGGCGGCTGGCTGCTACTAGAAAAATATAATAATATAGCCACTATTGATTATACGCAAAACTATTCTGTTGTTGGCCGTGAAAACGGAACGATACAGTTCTCTAGCAACCTCTACAACTATTCGGCTATAGGATACGATAGTGTGTTATTTGATTCAGCACAATATGACGATCTAGCAACCATTGAATTAAAAATAATTATTGATACAATTAAAAATAAAATTCTTATTGACGAATTTAAAGTTGAATATTTGAAGTTATTCTTTGCATCTTTAAGATATGCACTACATGAACAAACTTTTATTGACTGGGCATTTAAAACTAGTTTTGTAAAAGCAACTCACAATGTAGGAAACTTATCTCAGAAAGTAACGTATAACAATGACAATTTAGAAAATTTTGAAGATTATATCAAAGAGGTTAAGCCTTATAAGACACAAATTCGTGAGTATGTAAGTTCATACACTGGAATAGAATATTCACAAAGTTCAGTTACTGATTTTGATTTAATTCCAACTATCAATTCTAAATTTGAAGTTGCACCAGTGACTGTGACAGTTTCTTCTACAGGTGAAATTGAAACATCTTCACCAGAAATTACATCGTATCCATGGAAACATTGGTACGATCATGTTGGCTTCACTGTACAAAGCATTGCACTTGTTGACGGTGGCTCTGGATATATAAGTAATCCAGTTGTTAGAATTGAAGGCGGGTACGGGACAGGCGCGACAGCTAAAGCCTATATTGCTAATGGTCGTGTTAATAGACTTGTATTAATATCAAAAGGTACAGGTTATCTTAAAGCACCGACAATTATAATAGATGGTGGACTATCAGTTGATGGCGTTGCTGCCCGTGCAGCAGTGGTAATTGAAAGCGAAGTAGTTAGATCTAATAAAATTGCAATTAAATTTGATAGAATTTCAAGAACATATGTAGTTACTGAGCTTGAAGAAACAGAAACATTTACTGGAACTGGTTCACAATTGCAATTTGTTTTAAAATTTAGTCCTAATGGAGATCGTAGTACAAGTTCTGTAACAGTTAATAACATTGATGTGTTAAGAAACGAATATACTCTGCAGACTAAAACAACTGCTAGTAGAGGATTTACTAGTTATTACGGAGTGTTAATATTAGAAACCGCTCCTGCTCAAGGCGAAATTGTTAGTGTTACGTACACTAAGAATTTTAATCACTTATCAGCAACTGATAGAATTAATTTTTATTACAACCCAACTAGTGGTATGTACGGTAAAGACCTTGCGCAGTTAATGACAGGTATTGATTACGGTGGTACACAGATAACTGGATTAGGATTTAATGTTAGAGGCGGTTGGATGGTAGGCACAAACGGAGAAGACATTGCGCCAGACGCATGGGAATCGTTTGATGCTACATTTGATGATAAAATCTTTTCAGCAGGTGCATCACAATATACATACGATTTAGATTATTCTCCTACAGACGGAGAAGAAATAAACGTGTATGTAAACGGACAAAGAATTGACGATTCTGAGTTTGTAACGTACCCGATGCCAGGTAAGCCATATGTAGTAATGACGCCAATTATCGGTGATGGCACCACACAGGTCTTTACTTTACCTAACTTAAATTTAACAATTAATGTAAATGACAAAGTTATCTTCCGTAAGAGTACCAGCGATGGCAGTTATACTCCGCTTGAGAATGAGTACGATACGCAGTTAAGTGGCGGAGCATTTGAAGGAACAGCACTGACATCTGCAACAGGTATAGCACCTGATGACATTATTTTAGAAGGGTCTGGCTTAGTTACTCCGTTGACCAGTGCTGCTCCTGAAGAAATTGTTCCAGGACATATTTCAGATGCTGTAGCAATTAAAGTTTATCAGTTACCAACTGCTGGTTCTGCTAAGATAATGTTTAAGAATTTTATCTGTGATGGAGCAACAAATGAATTTAACATGGGTCAAATTCCTGGCAATCTTGCATCTATATTTGTTAAGGTGGATAGTAATATTCTGAGACAAGGTATCGATTACACAGTAAACTGGCAAGATAGTACAGTTACTCTATTAACAGCACCACCGCCTGCAGATAAAGAAATTTTAAGTGTAATTACATTTAGTGTAGCCAGTGAATCATTATTAGATTCTGACTATTTTATATCAGATGGCGCAACATTAGAGTACGTAACTAATGCGCCGTGGATTGAAGGAATAGGATCAGTAGTGTTAGTTGACGGGCTAGCTGTTAATTACGAGCTATTTCAGACTACAGACGCATACGCATCATTAGATAAAGTTGGTATTAGATTTGCAGCAGCTCGACCTGTTAACGAATTAATCACTTATATGATAACTGCTGATGAAAATCAAACAGCATCTATTATTAAAATTGAAACACTGCCAACAGATGGTGTGCTAGACACCTTTACACTAGCAAATCCAATAGGCACTACCGAACCATATGCAAATAATGTTTTAGTAAGTGCTGGAAATTTTATATATAGAACAACTGTAAATGAATATTTTGTTTTAGAAAATAATACATTAGATTATACATTAGCTGCCTATAAGTCACCTCCTTATGTTCCAACACCTACAGATTTTGCAATCTTTGTAAACGGAGCCCAGTTAACATATGGATCTGGTTATGTAATTGATTACTCTGGAGTTACAATTAATCTAAGAGCAGAAGCATATGTAGAAGGAGCAACCTTAACTGTAGCTAAGTTAGCATATGAAAACTATACAATAAATGGTAATCAAATAAATTTTACAACTCCACCAACGGGCACTGTAGAAGTAATATCTTTTTACAATCATTCTGTTGAAGCTATTCAACGTGAAACAGAGTATACTAGTCTAAGCGGGTCATTAGTTAGCGGAACATACGATTATTTTAGAGCTAAACACTTAGTTGGCGGTAAATTTAAATTAAGTAGATCAGTTGTTACTGACGATTACGTTTGGGTTATTAAGAATGGTAAAATTTTAACACATAGCGTTGACTATTATTTAGATGCAGATCATGTTACAGTGAAATTAGCAGCTCCTATGGAAACTACAGATTATTTAGACATAGTTTGTTTTAGTGACCAACATATTAAATCTAGTTATGGTTACATGCAGTTTAAAGATATATTAAATCGCACACACTATAAGAGAATTTCTAAAGCTAAGTCTACACGATTAGCTAGAGATTTACTGCAGAAAGATGCAGAAATTCTACTAGTCGACGGATCAAAACTAAGCTCACCTAATCCTGTATTGAATTTGCCTGGCATTATTGAAATTAATGGCGAGCGTATTGAGTATTTTACGAAAGTAGGCAATACTTTAGGGCAATTACGCCGTGCTACATTAGGTACAGGAGCACCTACTGTACATTTAGAGCACACATTAGTGTTAGACATTGGACCAACAGAAACTATTCCGTATGCTGACACTCATGTTATTGAAACTTCTATAAGCAATGGTAGTACATCTAATGTAGCATTACGATATATACCAACTAGTGTAAATGAAATTGACGTATTTGTAGGCGGATATAAATTAAAGAAAGTAGACTATACGTTATTTGAAGAGTCAAACGGCTATCCTTACAGCCCGGAAGGCGACTCTAACTTTACTGCTGAGTTCTCAGTAAATGGAGTTGCCAGTAGTATTAGTTTAACAGATCAGGCAGCAGCAGACACACGAATTGTAGTGATTAAAAAGACAGGCACCCAGTGGGGCGAAACTGATCTACATAACTCTAACAGTGAGATTGCTAATTTTATTAAAAATTCAGAGGCAATATTTCCAGAATATTTGACAGATAAATATCAGTACACGCTGTCTAATAATCAAAATGACTAATATTTAAGTGGGTAGACGGTATAATCTACCCACTTATTAGTATTAGGTAAATATAAAAAAGAGATCATTTATGCAAGGTAAAGACTTATCAGGAATACACATTGAAGGGCATATTAAAATTCACAATCCAGAAACTGGTGAAGTGTTTATTAACAAGCGCAATGCTATCCACTACGAAAATATGAGTATCTCATTAGCAGAAAGTATTGCTAATGCAGGTCAGGGATTCATCTATGAGATGGCCTTTGGCAACGGAGGAACTACTATAGATCCTACGGGCATTATTACCTATCTTACACCTAATAGTACAGGAACTAGTGCAAGTTTATACAATGAAACTTATTCTAAAGTGGTAGATGACCGTGCCAGTGTAAACACTGATCCTATTCGCAATAAAATTGAAACTAGACACGTAACCGGTACAAATTATACCGATGTGTTTATCACTTGTTTATTGGACTACGGCGAGCCCAGCAGGCAAGAAGCATTTGATAATGCTACTAGTGCTGATGGTACATATGTATTTGATGAATTAGGATTAAAATCTTATGCTACAGATGGCACTGGCCGACTATTAACTCATGTAATCTTTCATCCAGTACAAAAGTCTCTAAATAGATTAATTCAAGTTGATTACACAGTGCGTATTCAGAGTTTAACTGGCCTTAGTGAGGTAGCATAATGCCATATCAAATTGACCATTTTGACCAACC